CTTTTATTTTCTCCTGAAGGAAATTAGGCATACTCTCGAACTTAGCTTGGTCGAATTCGTTAATGCTGAATTCAAATGTAGGATTCACCTGCGGAGGGCACACCATGCCTTTCGGAATAGGCGTAGCAGAAGCGATTTCGTCAAACACTTTGGAAGGGTCTTTGCGGCCTTGCTTGTGAATGATGTTGAGCAGGCAAGGAACGCCCAGCAGCTTCGTTACATCAAAGGCAGAGGCTTCCTCGTCTGTGAATGCCTTGCCTCTCCACGATGTCAGGAACGCACGGAGGTTGGCCTTCTCGTTCATGGACAGGGTGAACTCCTTGCTGATGACACAGGGCTGCTCTCCCTTCTCAGGATTGAACACCTTCAGTTCTGTGGGGAGTTCGAATGTGATGCGCACCTTGTGCACCACCTTCTTCTGCCCAAGGATTTCCTCTTCACGAGTGCCGAGGTCAATCATGGAGTAACAACGGGCGACATAATTGCCTGCCGGAATGGGGGAATAAGCGACACCATCGCCATTCCCAGAGCTTTTTGCTATAATAGCCATAACTTGTGAAAATAATTGTTAAACATTTTGCTTTGCGGAGGCAAATGTAATAACGCCTGTTTGTATTTTCCAAATATAGAGGATAAATTATTGAAAAACAAACGCATACACACTTGCAAAATGGACAGAATTTCCGGCCTGTCCGTGCCGTAATTAAAGGCCATATTTCCAAGAATTGCCGCCATTTACGGAAATACTGAAAGTGCCTTTAGTATAATTCCGAGTAGGGAAAACAGCAATGTACCGAAGCCTTCGCCCATTGCCTCAGCATCTCGCTTCTTGTAGGCTTCGTAAATGTGGCGTAAGGAGGCCGTGAATACACAAACGAGTATCAGGCCAATGAAGAACTGCGAACTGTCTTTCATGCGTACACAAAGGATTGAATGCAGAAAATGATACAAGCAAGCAGCCAAAGCAGCAAGTAAATGTAGCCTAAACGGACATAGCCCTTGGCAAAGTTTACATGACTCCGCCAAATGCAGAACAGGCCGGAGATGACACATCCAAGTAGGATGAACAGGTCTAATAGTACACTCATTGTCTTGAAAGGAAATCGTCAGTGTCTCGTTGCGTTTCTTCCCTATCGTCTGTGTCTTCCCAAATCTTGTGCTGACATTCCTGAACGGCTTCAATAAGCGTTTCATGCCGTGCCCATTTGCCTTCGTGGCGTTCGTATGTGTCAAAGTCGGGAATTGTGAGGTAGAGATAGGTCCCCCACACAAGCCATCCGAAGCCTTCCACTTCGTGATAGGAATATGCGCTGTGGCATAGCCCCGTCCATTCGGACGGAGCGTTCCCCATGTAGAGCCTTATTGTGTCAAAAAACTCTTGTGCCGAGGGAGCCTCCCCATTCAGGGGCGTTTCCATTAGGCTGTCGTCTCCTGCCAGAAGAAACAGCCTCATTGCTTCTTTCCATTCTGTATTCATGAGCGTGTGTGGTTTGCGTATTCCTTAGCCCGTTTAATGATTTCCCGCACTTGTTCATAGGCGGTGGTGGCTTTGCCTCTGAGACGCTCATTGAGCCATTCTGCTTGCGTTAAAAACTCTTGGCCGTGTGTGGGCTTCCCTTGCTTCCTGCATAGCTCCTGTATGGCTTGGAGGCGTTGTGCTGCTGTTGTCATAGGAGTGTGTAGATGAGGGTGAAATCTTTATGCATACGAATGGTGGCTATTTCGTCAATGTAAATCGTGAGCTGATTTTCCTGCTCGTTGATTGTGATGTGCTTTCCTCTTGGGATGATGGATATCTTGGCTTCCCGTATTTCTGCGTAAAGAACAGAATACTTCGAGGATTCATTTGCTGTTATCAGCTTGATGCCATACTTCTCCCGATAGATTTCGGGAATCTGATTGAACACTTCTGCGAAGCGTCCGTACTTGTCGTTTATCACTTCCATATTGCTTTTAAATTAAGGCTTGTTATAGTTTCTTCCGCTATCTCTACGGTGAGAACAGAGGCGAAGTCATCATACTGTTTATTCTCACTTATTAGTTGTCTAAGAGCATAAGCTATAACTCTGAGTTGCTGAGAGGTGAGTTTCACCTCATGTTCTTGTAGTGTTTCCATTTTGCTTTGTGTTTAATTGTAAAAGGTATTAAGAGTTTTCTGCCGTCTCAATTAGGAAGGGCATAAGATAGTCAAGGTGCTGCTTCCATTCGGGAGCGTTCAAGTCCACAGGAACGGGCGTGAGGTCGTCCGGGTCGTCTGTGTACATTAGGGCAGACTCTACGCCTGCATCCTGAAGCACCCACTCCCACACATGATGTGTAGGCTCATTGCCTAAGTCCTCTCTTTTCCAATCAGCCCAAAAGGTGATTTCCATTACTTGACCTCCCAGTTCCTCCGGAAAGTCAAAGGTGAATTCGTTGTTTCTCATTTTGCTTTGCTGTTCAGAACGCTGTCCCCCGTTTTGTTTTAATTGTAAATAATGGCTCAGAAGAAAACGAGGCGTAGGTGTTCATCAATTCTAACGCCCTGTGTCCTGCGTGTAGTTCTATTTTAATGTCTCCCACATAAATCAAGGGAGCGTTCGTTCTGCACGGAATGCCGTGTGCTGTGGCGATGTCGTGAAGCCTCAATACAGCGTCTATTTTCCGTGGGAGCACCTGTATTCCAAACAGAAGGCCGGAGGGCATAGCGTGAGGCGTGAAGCCAAGGGAGGCAATGTCTTCCTCCCTGTGTGGCTTGCCTGTTCGTTGTCTGATTAACAAAATGGCTTTCATTTCCGTATTGTCAGAGGATTTAACATTTCGCCAAGCGTTCCGAAAATGTCCTCAAAAACAGGGTGGATGTCGGGAGAGCCTTTCGGCTCCCCGTTCCCATCGTCTGACAGCATCCGTTCTTTGAACTCCCATTCATCCAACACTTGCTGCCATTGCTCGGAAGTTAGTGTAAATTCCGTTGCCACCATTTCGGCAAAATGTTCGTAATCGGAGCCGAATAAGAACTCACGGGTGTACACTTGATAAACCATTTTCCATGCTTTTTTGGGATGGAAGGCCGATAGATTGATTTTTGCTTTCATGTTTCTGTTTATTTGATTATTTCCACTTTTTCCACTGTTGCTATGAGGTCGTAAGGGCCGATGCCTACATTGAAGCGTTTTCCCGTTGCAAAATATTGCTTTACTTCTGCATCCGTTACATGAGCGGCCATGTTTATGGCCATGCAGAAAGGAGCGTTGTCTTTGCCTCCGTTGCTGTAATACACAACAACCTCTCTTAATTCGTTATTCATATTCGTTATTGTTTAAAGGTTAATATAAATTGTTTTTCCGTTTGCATTCGTTCCAAAGCGTTTGCAGGGCTGCCTTCTGTGTGTACAGCTTGCCTCTGCTATCTTCGTCTAAGTGCCTATCGTAGGCCAATGAATTGTTAGTTATGCAAGTGTATTTCTTGCCCCTATACTGAATGGTTACTTTGTAGTGCCCGTAGCTTGTAGTGCTGCGGACATCAATGCGTTCTAAAAATTGTTGCGTTGTCATTTTGCTTATTGTTTAATTGTTTAAAAGTTGCTTTTTGGTTTTGCTGTAATGGTTGTAAAATGATGGAAGGGTAATTCCATTCTGTTGAATTGCTTCAGCGCTCCATCAACATTTTGCGCCACTATTTCGGAGCGGGACACGACAAATTCGTGCCCCTGTTTCGTCCGGATGTAAAGTTTAAACTCGAATGTTTTCATTTTGCTTTGCTGTTTAAATTGTTTCTGTTTCTGATAGCATGGCAAAATACACCCTGCCTTCGTGTAGTTCTGACTTTTCGCATACCAACCGGATGCCAAATTTTTCCACTATCATTTGACTTGCAGAAAAAGAAGAATGCCATCCGTGCTGACTCATTACAAATGTTTGGCAATCAGGGAAAGCAAGGCGTACAATTTCGCCTAAAACCCTTTGTGCTTTTGATTGCTTCTTTTTAGACCAATATCCAACGGTTGCTTTTATTGGCCAATTTCCGATACTTTGAATTTTCATGTTGCTTTGCTGTTTAAATTGTTTCTTCAAAAGGTACGAATATTGCCCGCTTCTTTGTTTGCCTGTTGGCTACCCAAAAATGAGAGCCGCTGAATCCGTATTCCGTAAGGTGGAAATCAGGGTGTTGTTTCAGGTCTTTGATGATGAATTCAAGGGCGTTCCTGTTTGGTGCTTTGTTAATGCAAAGCAGGTATTCAGATAGAATTTCTGCAGGTAGTAAACTTTCTACTATTGCTTTCATTTTCGTTTTCCGTTCGGCACACCCGTTCCCGTGTTTAATTGTTGGAGGCCGGAGGAATTTACGACAATTCCCAAAGTGCATATTTCCGGCCTGTTTTTTTAATTGAAATAATTGTTTGCATCAATTCCAGAACGCTGATAGGCAAATTTTTGAAGTTTTTCCAATGTTGTCATTTTAGTATTTATTTTAGAATGTTTCCGTACTTGGTAGAATTGTCAAAAGCTCGATGAAGTGTTTCTGTTCTCTTTGCTTCTCCGCTTCACAGAATTGATTGAACGGGTACTTATTGCGCTGTATCTGCTCCAATACATTGCGGCTGAATGTTGCCAAATGTTCCGAAAATATCCGGTTTTTGTGGCGCTTGTGGAAAGAAACGGGTTCAAGGTCAATGTATCCGGAGCGTATGTATTCTCCGTCAATTATGACATATTCGAGGCCGGAACAGCGGCCCAAAATGCCGCGACAAAATTCGTTTGCTTTCTCAAAACTGCCCAGAGTTCTGTAAGCGTTGGAGGATGTTTTTAAGGTTATTTGCATAGCTTTTTTGTTTTTGTTTCTGCAAATGTGAAATAAATAATTAGAACGGAAATAATCAGGAACTAAAAAAAAGCCTGTTTTCGACGAACGGAAATAAAATCGGGATGAACGGCAAAAAATAAGGGATGAACGGTAACGGAATTCTGTTTTCTTTCGCGTGTGCGTGAACGGGAAAGGAACGAAAGGGAGGAAAGCGGGAAAGGAAGGAGGGAGGAAAGGAAGGAAGGCCCTCCCTCTCTTTTCCCTCTCTCCGGTTTCGTTCCGGCTTCCGGTTTCCGTCCTTCCGGCCTTCTGTTTCGTTTCCGGATTGGTCCTGCTTCGTCCGGCCTGTGGCCGTCCTTCCGGAAGGCGTTTCCGTTTCCGTCCCTTGTCAGCACAGGAACGAACAGGAACGAACACAAGGCCACAAGGAACGAAACGAGGCCACGGGGGTTTGCTGAAACGACTTGGGAACGAAACGGAAGGGAGGGGAGGGGAGGGGGGCCATCCCCATTACGTACATTCAGAGCTACATAGGGGGGCTATTGGTTACGCACCTCTCCCCATTCCCCATTACGTACACTCAGAGCAACGAGGGCCCCCCTATTCCCCATTACGTAAATTGACAGCTACTGGGGGGAGGGGGAGTGTGCTTTACGCCCTTCTTTCCTGCCATCGCCCTGCCTGCGGCAGAACGTTCCTTGTGTAGAAAACGTGGAAAAATATTTCCATCACAATTCCATGCGAAATGTGCGTTCCCGATAGCTCAGAAGGCGTTTTTACGTCCCTTTTCGTTTAAGGTCGTTTCTGATGTATTATTCAATATATGTATCCAAAACGAGAATGCTTGTAACATTATGAGAGAGTGTAAGTTACGCCACTTTTCAGAGGAAATAAATTTCCGCTTTTTTTCGTCCTTTTAAATGAATAATGGAAATAAATTGCCGTTTCGGTAAAATATTTCCTATTTTTGCTTTCATAATGGAAAGAGAAGGTAAAAAATTTCCACGCAGAATTTTACGTCCTGAGATAAAGGAAGAGAGCCTTGGTCGCAATCCCTTTGTCGCTTCCTTGGAGATACGTGTTCGTCCCATTCGCAGTGGGTATGTTGCCGATGAGGACATGATGATGGTGGAAAACTTTGTGGACATGGAAATGGACACATACGCCAAAGTGTTTGACAAGTCTGAGCAACGGATGATAATGGCTGGCCTTTCGTTTCGGGCCCTACAAGTGTGGACATGGAGTGTGTACACGATAGAGAGCGGAAAGGATTATTTGTGGGTGAATGTAGTTCGTGTCATGGAGGAGTGCGGAATGAAGAGCGTCAAGACGTTTAAGGCCGCTATAGCGGAATTGTGTCGTTATGGCTACATAGCCCCTTGTGTTGGCCACAAGAACGTCTATTGGATAAACCCCGCCATTGCCTTTAAAGGAAACAGGGCTAAGAAGTTCCCTGAGAATGTTGTACGTAAAAGTGTCGAATAGACGTTATATTTGCCCCCATTATGGCCACAAATTACGCCCTCTGTTCAAACAAGAAGTGCCACATGAAGGCACAATGTTTACGCCATTTCCTTTTCAAGAGCGATTTAACAGCCTCCACAGACGAAGTGCAGGAGTTTTGGCCTAACGAAGACGGGGAATGTCAGCATTTCCTTTCCTTTCTTTTTGATAAAGAGGACGAATTGGACAACACAGCAGAAGGAAACGAATAACGAATATGGGAAGCATTCTTACAGGCTATTTAGACAGCCTTCCCGAGGAAATAAGGAACCCCTTGGCCGAGTTTAAGAAGGACACGGAGAGGGCTAAACAGGAAAGCATTGAACAGAACGTCAATTCTCCGAAGCATTACGGAGGAGAGGGGAACGTTTACGAGGTGATTAATGTAATAGAGGCATACGGAATGGGGCATGATTTCTGCCTTGGGAATTGCCTGAAGTACCTCCTGAGAGCAGGAAAGAAAACGGAATGCCCCTTGGAGGACTTAAAGAAAGCTCAATGGTATTTAAATAGACTAATAACGCAATGGAAGAACAAATGAGAACAAGGGAGGCGAGCGAAACGGCTATAAAACAACTTGAGAGGGAAGTGGCGTTCCTTGAAACGCAACAGACAGAGCTTATACGCAAGAAATGGGCCTTAGAGGACAAAATAAGAAAGCAACAAGAGCTTATTGAACGCTTCCAATTTGAGGGCGAGGAGGCTAAAAAGGGCCTTTCTGTGTGGAAAAAAGTGGCCTTAATGTTTGCTGTAGTGTGGGGCCTCGTGCTTTCCTTTTTCAATATTGACAGAAAATAAAAGGAATTCCGTTACATTTGCTGTTAGTTGAAAATTGAATTTAAGAATTCATTTTGCTTTGTCATAGCAAAAAAGGGAGAGGCCAATGGCTTCTCTTTTTATTTTATGCTTATATTTGTATTTCAATACATTAGAAATGACAAAATCAAGCGTTGCTCGTTCTTTTCGTGATAGATACGGAATGGAAGTGCCGACAAAGAAATTAGCAAGGATGATGTACGAGGCCCATCCCCTTCTTTTTACGAATGTGGAGGACGCAAGAAGCGTTCTGCGCTACATTGAAGGAAAGAACGGGGAAAAGAACAGGGAATATATTAAAGACAAGGAGCATTACATGGACGGGGCTCGCCCTCTCAATCCCTACAGCCTCCCGGCAAGTGACGAAAAAGAATACGTTCCACACGTTATAGAAGGGCCACAAAGAATTGCGGCCCTTTTTGATGTCCATGCCCCCTATCACAGCATAGAAGCGCTCACAGCGGCCTTAGAATGGCTACACGAGCAGGAGCCTACAATTCTCCTCATAGGAGGGGACTTCTTTGATTTCTATGGCCTGTCACGCTTCATGAAGGACCCTGATAAACGTTCTCCTGCCGAGGAAATAAGAATAGGCGTGGAATTGCTGAAGGCCCTGTACGTTGCCCTGAAGCCTAAGAACGTCATATTTAAAATGGGCAACCATGATGAACGCTTTGAGCACTTCCTGTGGCAGAAGATGGGGGAGATGAGCGGCCTACAGGATTTGGAGGAGTTAAAGGACATTACGCTTGAAAACATTCTTTGTAAACGGCTTGGGCATGAAATTCCCCTTGAATTCGTGGGAGACAAACGCATAATTAAGGCAGGCAATTTGAACATTACGCATGGCCATGAGTTTCCTTCGGGCATAGCGTCCCCTGTGAACGTGGCAAGAGGGCTTTATTTGAGGGCTAAGGCTAACGCTATATGTGGCCATTCGCACAAAAGCAGTGAGCATTCCGAAACGGACATTAACGGTCACATGATTACAACGTGGTCTGTCGGAGCCTTATGCGACCTCCATCCGCTCTATATGCCAATTAATTCCTGGAATCACGGCGTGGCCCTCATTACGCTTGACGAGGAGGGAAACGTGGATGTTCAAAACAAGCGAATAAAGAACGGGAGGATTATGTAACTTTGTGCTATGCCCAAACACACCCCTCTCCCGTTTCATTTCTATGTGAACGTCAATAACGCTTTCCTCGGCCCCAATATGCCTAAGGGCGTTACGAAAGCTATATGGCACGGGGTGTATTGCCGGGAGTACCAGGTGCTTTCCTGTCACGTTTTCCTTGAGAGCGGGGCGCATTGGAGTGGGCTTCCAATTCAGGCATTGTCAGCCACAGAAGATTTCCGTTATGGCCCTGAAGTGTTGATGCCTTGGTGCGGGATGGGAGAGGAAATAGAAGCTGTCTATATGCCGTTCCTTGAGGGCTTAGAGGCAAGGCCAATGATTGACCCCGGAAACCTTAAAGGAAGGCACACAGGAATTATTATTGATTGGAAGGACGGCTACTCCCGCTATCCGGAGGAACACAAGCCCCTCTCCCTGATTCAGCTTGAAACGGGGCAATTTGTTCTGTTCCCTAACAACTATGTGACGTACAAGGAGAAGCACTTTGTCAATGAAAAGGCAAAGGAGAACCTCAAGCATTACAGGAGAGGAGAGGAAGTGTATTGGGAGAAATAACTAAATTTGCGCTATGGCAGACAAGAATTTTAAAGGAGGTCCAGGAGGGCGGCTGAAAGCAGCAGAGGCTAAATTCAACAAGCCTACAACGCAGGATTCGCTGGACTTATATAATCAGGCCAAGGTTATAAATAAGTTTTATGGCTCAAACCCAAATTATCAAAAAGTAAGCGAAACTCCTTTTGATAAATATTTAAAGCAAAACAAAACAAGTTATAAGGACTTATTAACAGAACCAAGTGGTTCTTACGGAATTACTCTTTTATCAAGGCCATCAAATGTAAAAACTTTAAATCAAGAATTTGGTACAAAAACAACTTCAAAAGAACTTGAGAGTAAGTTTAAAAACAAAGGAGTTTTTAGTGCATATCCAAATTTATTTAGAGGTCACTATGATGTCTATACAAATCCTAATGTCCCACCAATCTATCTGCATCCTTCTATAAAACCACAATTCGTTACACAGTATGAGGCTGGGGTATATACGGATGTGGCAGATGTACCAAAATATGACCCAATTGCTATTAAGCCCGTTTCTATGCTCACGCCAAAAGAGCGTCAGTTAAGAGAGAAAAAATATGGGTCAATATCTCCTGCTCCCGTAATAGAACGCAAAGTTTCCGAAAGGATTGAACCTCTCTCCCCTCGCCAATCTCCTGCTCCAACATTCGCCCCAAGGGAAATTGTGGCTCCTGTAATGCGTCCTGTAAGCGTTCCTGAGCCAATGCCTATGAAAGAGCCTGTAATGGAAGAGGATGTCGTTACGGAGCGTCCTGTGAGTCGTAAGCCCCCAAGAGCCGTGATGCCACGGAGAGCAGGGGGATGGAGCAATCAGCCGTTGCTCATGCAGCTCTTCCCGAAACTTTACGAAAGATAATTTTGGAATTGTGAAATAAAGCTGCCTACCTTTGCAGAGCCGAAAGGCCGGAGAGTAGAGGCTCCGAGTACGAAAACACTTATTGCCCTTTGTCCGCTTAGTAGGGTCCTCTACCCCGAACGGCGAACAAAGGGCTTTTTTCATTTTATGCATCACTCGTTTGATATTAGTTACGCAAAAAAGTATGGCGTTGATGAGGCCATAATGATTTCAAATTTTCAGTATTGGCTTAAAAAAAATTGGGCTAATGAAAAGCACAAGCACGATGGGCGAACTTGGACATATAATTCCATAGTTGCATTTGAGAAGTTGTTCCCTTATTGGACTGCCAAGCAAATTAGAAGGGTTCTTGATTCTCTTGTTTCGCAAGGCGTACTTATGAGAGGCGAGTACAACAAGAGTATTTATGATAGGACTTCGTGGTATGCTTTTGTAGAGGAATCGACATTTCTTTTTGGGAATCACGACTTGCCCATTTGGGCAAATCAAGATGACCAAAAGGGCGAACCTATACCAAATATAAACACAGATATAAACACAAATACAATAATCCCCCCTTTATCCCCCCAAGGGGAAACAGAAGGGGTGGATTTCAAAGGTTTGAAAGACGCTGTTCAATTATGGCTGAAGTACAAAGCAGAAAAGAAGCAGAAGTACAAATCCAATTCTTCTGTACAAGCCATGATAAACAAACTTTATACTCTCTCAAACGGAAGCGCAGAACTTGCTATTGAAATCATAGAAGAAGCTATGTCTAACAACTATCAAGGATTCTTCGCCCTAAAAAACAAAAAAGAGGAATCGACCCGTTATATTCCGGCCGCCCCATCCGCCTCCTCCCGCAAAATTCACGAATCATTTAATTTTAACAATACAAACAATGAAATTTGAAAATGAAGACTTGGAAAAGCAGGTGCTTTCCGCAATGATGCTTTCTGACGAGGAAAGACTAACAGCCTTCTCCGCCCTTCCCACCTTGGAAATTTTCCAAATAGCCAAAAACAGAATTATTGCCGAAGGCATACAAGCCTTGCAGGAGGCCGGAGAATCTGTTAGCTTGGAAACCGTAGCCGACACCTTGAAGAAATCAGGACTGATGAAGGAGGCGGGCGGTGTAGCCCATCTCGCTAATGTTTTCTCAAGCCTTAAAAAGCCGGGCTATGTAGAAGTTCACTGCCGCATTCTGATTGAGCACTACCTTCGGACTAAAGCCCACCTCATAGCCACAGACCTTCTTGCTAAAACAAATAGCGACACGGGAGACATCTTCGACATCCTAAACAAAATCCAAGTGAGCACTGATGCGCTCCTTGCCCAAACAATAAGCAAATCTGACGATAACTTTCATGAGCAACTTGAAGAATCCGCAGCAATGTGGATGAATAAGGCTTCGGGGGAGATAGCAGGATATAGAACGGGCGTGGAAAGCCTTGATAGGCTATGTGGCGGCCTTACAAATTCAGAACTCACCATTGTGGGAGCAAGGCCGGGACAGGGCAAGACGGCACTTGTCGTGAGCTTGATGCGTAATCTTGCCAAGCAAGGGATAGGGTGTGGCCTATTCAGTTTGGAAATGTCCAAGCACGAAGTGGTGCAAAGACTTGCAAGTCAGGAGTCGGGAATATTTGCCTATAAAATGAAGCAGGGAGAAATGTCTAATTACGACAAATCAAACCTGATGGATGCCGTTCATAGGATGAAAAGCTGGAACATAAAAATCAGCGATGAGGGGTATTTAAACATGAATAAGATACGGGCTAAGGCTACAATGTGGAGGAACAAGTTTAACATCAAAGTGATTTTCGTGGACTACATTGGCCTCATCAACAGCAATAACCCAAAGGAAACAAACAGGGTGAATGTAGTGGGCGAAATCAGTAGGGGCTTGAAGCTGCTTGCAAGAGAACTTGACGTTCCTGTTGTTGCCCTAAGTCAGCTTTCCCGAAAGGTGGAAGAGCGAAATGACAAGATGCCGATAATGTCTGACCTTCGGGAGTCGGGGTCTGTCGAGCAAGATGCTGACGTGATATGGATGATGTTTCGTCCTGAAACGTATGATGAGAATGGGACATTCAAAATGGGCACGGTGGAAATTCCCAACAAGGGACTTTGCATCATAGACCAAGTGAAGATGCGTTCGGGCTCTACAGGAATCGTTCCTTTGCAATTCGATGGCCCCTTAATGCGAATTAAGGAATATACGCAGCAAGAAGACAAGCATTCGCATGATGGCCATCCATTCTAACACCTCCGCTCAACGCAAATGGGACATAGTGGAAACCTTCTGCTATGCCTACATCTGCCAACCGCCCCAGGAGTATTGGGGAGACGAGCAGTTTATGGCAGAACGTGATTTTCTCCTAAACGCCATAGGAAATAACGTACACGTTACGAACTGGAAGCAAGTATTGAAGGAATATTCTGAAATGAGGCCCGTAACATTGAGCATAAAACACGCAAAGGAATTTTATGAAGCGGAAGTCCAAAATGAAGAAACGGAGGCTTACAGAGCGATTAAAAGCT